CTCCCTTTTCTCTGATCTGATAAGTTTTAAATCACACAATGCTTTCTGTACTTGGAATCCTTTTAAAGCTGTCTTATACCCAAGCAATTTAGATATCTGACGATTAGTAAGAGTGATATCTAAGTTGACAAAATCTAGGTCTTCCAGTGTGTATTTTCCTGACATTTCTGCATATCTACAGGCTTCTTTGGAATCTTTAATCTCTTCAATGTAGTCTACTGTATTGACTTTTTTAAACAGTCTTTCAATTAAATCCCTAATATGATCAAATGTAAGGGATTGAGTGCATTCTTTTCGGAGTAGCTCCTTGAATCGATTATTCTTCCTAACCTTATTCCATACTTTATAAACTTGACGTTTCATGTTTAGATCTATTTCTTCTTTTGCCACTTGTAAGATCAAATGATCAATTTGCTCAAGGCTTAATTTAAAGATCTTGAAATTTCCCGCCCTATTTTTCTCTATGTCATAGGTCATATCATAGCCTAAGATGTCATATAGAGTATCGTACTTGCAAACACGATATCCATCAACATCTTTCCTTATCAGACCAATCTCTAGGAGCTGTTTTATCTTTCTCCATATTGTTGATCGGCCTATCTTATACTTTCTTTGTATAACAGATACAATAGATCCCTTCTTGAAGAAACCTTCTTCATTAAGAACCTTTAGCTGATAATAAAACTCAATATCTTTTAAAATATTGAGTTCATTTGCAGCCTTGATTGCTCCCTCTGGGACCTTTATGTATCTATTATTTTTCAATTCTTTTCCAGATATATTTGAATCCTTCTGATAATAACAATTTTTTTACATCATGTATGAATACAGGAGGAACCATTTCCTCCTTCAATCTTGATGAGTATCCCTCTAAGTATATAAGAGTTCTAATTATTAGCCTCTTTGTTACTAGCATCTTTCCTTCTGGATACAGGATGCTTAGTCTAGTATATATGTAAGTCTTCAATTCTGACTTACTTATACTACATGCTTCATCCAGATTATGCGTTATGTGCTGATGTTGAGATGTATTCATACCAATTAATATTTGCTGAGAACTTACGTCTTCTTAATGGCAATACACTAAGTTCTTGCTGTATTTGTATTTTTGCCTGTTTAGTAAGTCCTGTTGTTTGTGTCTGATTGTGTATCCACTTAGATACATTCTGACCAACTAATTCAGTTACCGTGACCCCATCTTCTCCTGCAGGAATAAACTCCTCCACAATATAAAGCGTGCCTGTAATTTCAACTATTCGATATCCCCAATCATTTAGTAGTTCAATTGCTTCTACTCTTTTTTGAATCCTTGGATCATAATATAGTGCCTCCATTATTTCTTCTTTTTAACTCGTTCGTATCCCATGTTGGACATCTCTCTATCCTTCACTTTTTGCTTTTCATCAATACCATCTTTTGAATTAGCATGCTTCTTTGCTCTAGCTTTAAAGTGAGCTTGAGTCTTTGCTAGTCTCTCAGTTTCTGATGCCATGAATGTTGGCATACCCTCTTTAGGTATTGGTTTTAGTTTTACTCCAGTATCGGGATGTTTTAGTTCCTTACCGTACTTATCCTTGTAGATAGATCCAGAAGAATCTATTGCAGTCCTAAAGGTTGGTATGAAGAATTTCTCTCCTGTTTCTGGACATATGAAATTTGGTTCTCTCATTTTATATTGAATTTTCTACGTGCATACTCTGCCATCAATGTTGCATCTACTATTCCGTCATGTGGAACTCTAGATCTTGATGTAGCTAAGAACGTCTCTGAAGGAAACAGTCTTTTTGCTGCGAGCAGTGATGTTTTTTTGTTATCTGTCTGTCTGGTTACTCCTTCCCAAACTTCTTTTTGCCATGCTTTAGGATTTACAAGAGTGTATGGAATGTCTAGTCCTGCAACTAATCCCATTAATATACCCTTTCCTAGACCAAAGTTAAAGTTTGATGAGTTACCTACTTTACCTTGAATAGCATGTACATTTTCAATTACTGCATGAAATACATCTCTTGATAGAAATATATCTCTTATAGCTTGAATATCGTACTCTTTACCAATTACAGGCATTGCATGTACTTCTACTATTTCTTTATTTTCGTTTAGGATGCAGATCCCTCCCTTTTTTCCAGGATCTATAGCCATGAAATATCTTTTATTCTCCAAATCCATAATCTAAATCTTTATCGTGATCGTTTTTTCTTTTTTCTCTCATTTGCTCCCATATAGCTTCCATAGTCTCTATTTGATCCTCTATAGCAATATAGTCCCATCTCTCTTCATATCTACCGTACCTAATTACCTTAGACGGATTCCTACCTCTCATTGTATTTTCATCAACAATGAATTCACAATTTTCGTTTGGATAGTCTTTTTTGTATTGAAGGAACTCGCTATAGTCCTTACAAAAGACAAATATATATTCCCTATTGCTCTCCATACACTATATTTGATACGTTATCTTCTTTTATTACTGACACAGTGTGAGGATATACTTCATCAAACGTACCGTGTGTAATCACTACAATTGTTTGGTCTATTGAATTCAGCGACTTCATAATTCCTCCAATTCCAGAATTATCAACTGACTCAATAACTTCATCTAGCCAAGTTAGATCCATTCCCTTTCCATGATCTGCTGATCCATTGATCAACTTCTGTAATGCCATTATGATAGATATTTCAATCCTAGCCTTCTCACCACTTGATAGCCTAGTGTATGATCCTGCTGCTAGTCCATCTCTCAATATAGTTGCAGTTATGTTCTCTCTAAGCTTACCTGTTCTGGTCATCTTATATCCATCAATCTGTACTGATAGATTAGTCTTGGTGTTTTGAAGATATTCATTAGCATTTGCCTCTATTGCACCAATTGCCTTATTTGCTAAGTATGTCTTGAACTTAGTCATGGTTTGTTTTAAGTGAGACTTCTTTTCCTTTAGTTTGATTGCAGTCTCTGCACTCTCAACAATGGAAGCTATCTTTGAATTAAGTTTCTTTATCTGAGACTTAAACTCAACCCTCTTATCTTCTATTTGCTTCTCTCTAAGGTCTTGAATGGCTTTAGTTACACTCAAATTATCTTTCTGTAGATTGGAGATGTTTATTTCATGTCTCTCGATAGTTCTTTCAATAGACGATAATCTAGTTTCTAGATCCCTCCTCTTCTTTCTAAACTCTGATGACTTCGTTTCATAATCCCCTATCTCACTATTTATAAGACCCTTTTTCTTATTTAGCTGTTGGATTGATTCCTCAACCTCCTTTATGGCACCTTTTATAGCACCATGTCTATCTCTGGCCTTCTCTACATTTAACTTTTCGTTGGCTATAGAGAATTCATGTGAGCAACTAGGACACTTAACTGCATCCAATAGACCCTTTCTTACTTTAGTTTCTAGTTCTATAAGTCCGTTAAGCTCTTCTCTTTCTTCAAAAATGGTATTTGAATTGTCTTTGAGTTTCAATTCAAGCGACTTAATCTCCTCTGCATAATCAACACTCTCTATGTCCTTGATTTCATCCTGCAATTCCTTTACTGAAGGCTTTAGTAATTCAATACAGTCAGTCTCTTCTTGAACCTTATTCTTATTTGAATCATGAGTTGTTTTGAATGCTTCGATCTTATTTGATCTAGCCTGCTCTAGTTCATCCATAGAGAAAGAGTTTATTTCAGACTCATAAACCTCAATCTTTCCATTGATAACATCTTGCTGTCTATCATATGCCTCTAACTCCTCATTAATAACATCAATCTCCTGATCTAACTCAGTGAATGCTGGATCTATTAATGTAGCTTGTGAGAATCTTGCTATGATTGCCTTCTTCTTAGTATCTGATATTCCTAGAAATGGTTCATATTTCTCTTTACTGATTAGGAAGTAATTTAATAGATCCTCTCTAGCAATTCCAATCTGACTTAAAATATACTTGTTTCCGTCATCAACGTTAGTCAAATCTATATTAGGCTCTTCGCCATTCAGTAAGATAGATAACTTTCCTGATTTTGAATTAGAGAATATTGTTCTAGTTATTTCTAGCTTCTGGTCAAGTACTGGATTGGATAGACTTAGGTACTGAGTTGACTCTATCTCTCCATCAGTTACTAGATCTTTTGTGCTTGACTTTCTTAGAGATGCATTTATGAGTGCTACTGAGATTCCCTCTAATATAGCTGACTTACCTGAGCCATTACTTACTGCACCTTCATCTGACTTATTTACTCCATAAACCATAGTAGCTACTCCTCTTTCGAATACGAATTCAGAGTCTCTATGAGACATGAAGTTTACTAACTTTAACCGTTCTGGATACCACATGTTACAATCTTTTTGTTTTAATTATTTCCCAAATATAATAAAATTTGTGGAAGTGAGGGAGTCGAACCCTCATTTACCCTATAATATTTTTAAATACTCTTTCTCAACTTACATACAAGAGCAATCGTAGTCATTGGTCTTTGTAAAGTGCCGTAGCATTTATATTAACACATACTCATGAATAAGTGTTAAATCACATTAATTAGAACTCTACCTATGTTCTTAGGTTCCTTTCTTCCATTTTGTAGAGAGTACAGGGATTCGAACCCTGTATGACTAAAATTTATCTCTTGTCTCAAACTTAATCTGATCAAACAAGCCTTTCTTCTGTGGCACACTTTCTCTATCTTTAATCAGTTATTCAGATTGGGGTTTCCGTATATATCATAATTGTTACCAATTACCGAAACCAAATGCCATTTATAGTCTCCCGAAGTCGTAGCGTCTACCATTCCGCCAACTCTCTGTTTTAAAAACTCTTTGCTCCACCTTCAGTCTTGTGAAATGTAATTTATTATTTATTCAGGATTCGAACCTACGACCTACTGTTTAAAAAGCAATTAATAAAGTTCCTGATCCACGTTGCCTAGTGGGAACTTTTAGTTTGTTTGCATGACTTGTTCGTGGTCATTAACTGCCCTTACTTATATCTCCCTATAAGTTCCTTAACTCCTGATTTCCTAACCTTACTAAAAGGACACCAATAACACCTGAACCAACCCTTTAAGATAGATACCGTTGTTACTATTTGTTCGTCACTAAGGCTGTTTGTGAAGGAGTCATTTAGGATCATTGAAGAAAGTCTTTTTCTTGTCTTTCTCCAACCTCTTTCGGCTATTGATACACAAACTATTTTACAGATTCTGTTAGCTTGTGCTCCATTGATTTGCTTGTCAGAAACTTGCTCTTTACATAACTGAGCACCCATCTGATGCATTGTGTTCCACTTTTCCATTTTTACAATTTTTACTAATTAAGTTTTACAATACCCCTTCATTCTTTAAGGGATTACAAATATATAATTATTTTTCTTTATTCATTGCCTCTATCACAAATAATTCTAATTCTTCCAATAATTCTGGATTGTCTTCTAGCATTAGAAGGGTTTTTGCTTGACCTTGTCCTAGCTTTGTTCCGTCATAAGAATACCATGCTCCAGAACGCTCAACAATGCCATGTTCTTCTGCTAGTCCTAGTATTTCACCAATCCTATAAATACCTTGGCCGTACTTAATTTGAGTTAACCCTTCTAAGAATGGAGGTGCTACTTTGTTTTTGATCACCTTAACCTTAACTTCATTTGCTACAGGTATATCTCCATCTTTAATGATGGTCTTTCTCCTAATGTCAATCCTTTGTGATGCATAGAACTTCAATGCCTGTCCACCTGATGTAGTTTCTGGACTTCCAAACATAATTCCAATCTTAATTCTGATCTGATTTATGAATATAACTGTACATCCTGCATTATTTGCTTTTGATGCTAGTTTAGGTAATCCCTGAGACATCATTTTTGCCTGTACTCCTATATTTGCATCTCCATAGTCTCCATCCAAATGCTTCTTTGGTATCATTGCCGAAACTGAATCGAATACTAATAAGTTAACCTCTCCAGAGTCAATTAGCTTCTCTCCAATATCAAATGCCTGCTCCCCATATGATGGCTGTGACAATATCAATTCTTCAGTATCTACACCCAAGTTATTAGCATAGAACTTATCAAATGCATGCTCCATATCAACTATGGCTGCTTTACCTCCGTTCTTTTGACATTCTGCCATTGCATGAATGGCTAGTGTTGTCTTACCTGATGATTCTGGACCATAGATCTCAATTATTCTACCTACTGGAATTCCTCCACCAAGTAGCAGGTCAACTCTCAATGATCCAGTTGACATTAATTCAACATCCATTGACGATCCAAAATCTTTCATTTTATGAACAGTACCCTGTCCATATGTCTTGTTTAATCCTTCCAGTACTTTATCTAAGCTCATGTGTTTTAAAATTTAATTCTGTAACTTTCTATGTTAGGTGCCATATCTTCCAACTCTCTAATCTCAGCTTTCTTTCTTTGAATCATAGACTCTCTTTCAGTCTGTATCATTCTCCTTAGTTCTGATTTAGCTGCTGGAATTGATTTGCACTCTACAATTTTTTCTCCGTTTCTATAGATAGTTAGACTCTCATCCACTATCCACTCTCCCAATAATGGAATGTTGTATCTCATTATTGCATAATTTGGGACCTGTGCCATTTACTCAAGTGTTTTAATTAATAATTCTCTTCCTTCTGTTCTTGTATCTTCATCTACTTCATTAGATTCACTGAAATCCTCCCAACCTTCTTTGATTAGTCCTTTTGTGAATCCTTCGAAGTGAGTTAGTTCTGTATAGTCTAGATTTACTTCTGGATCTATCTCCTCACACTTTACATCAATACCTATTGACTCAAACCTCTTCTTATCGATTGATTTAATCTTCTCCCTAGTACCTGTAAATTTGAACCTTACATTATCTTCTTTACCTCCATTCTCCTCCATTAATTCAGTAAGTTCTTTATCTGTAATGGTATCAATGTTAACTTTAACTACTTTGTATTGCTTAGATGGTAGTGGTTGTTGTTCCCATGTTCCATCCTCAAAGAATACCGTCAATCCTTTCTTGTTGTTCTCTCCAAAGTTCTTTTGCTTGATTGATCCAAAGTATACTACGTTGCCTATTTCTTGATAGTCATGGTAGTGTCCAACAAACACCCTCTCAAACACATTGAACTGATTGGAAGGAAGTGTTCCTTCTATTTCTGAACCATCATTGTTTTTAACTCCATCAATTGCAACATGAGTAATTAACATGTGCTTCTTATCCTTTATTAAAGATACTGCATCAAATGCTCTCTGTAGGTATTGTGGATATACTTCTTTCTCATCAAAGAATGGTATCATGTGGACCATATATTCACCTTCAGCAAATGCATCATAGTCTCTAATCAACTCAATTGACTCATGATCCTTATATAGATCAAGGTAGCTTCTTTCTGCTTTATATGATGGCTTGTCATGGTTCCCTGGTATTGCTCTCAATACAACCTGCATTCTTTTAGCATATCTTAGTATTTCCATCCATGCCTCAAGTGCCTTAAGTGACTGTGCCTTTCTTGAATCAAACACATCTCCACCAACATAAACAAACTTCAGCTTAAACTCTACTGCCTTATCTATTGCAGCACAAACTAGCTTTATTGTATCACTTGCATTATCACCTGTTAGGTGAATATCTGTGATCATTATTAATAACGGTCTTTTCATAATTATAATTTGTTAAGATCTCCTGACAGGACTCGAACCTGCGACCTCCCAAAATGTACCAACATAATATCGGAATCGAACCGAGCTTTCAGGCACTCTACCAACTGAGCTACAGGAGATACCAAGATTAATCTTCTAATCCATCTGCTAAACTAGACAATCTTGAAGATCTAGATGCCTTCTCTTTCACTGGCTCTTCAACTGCCTTCTTTTCGTTTGCAGCAATGTCTTCTTCTTCTCTAATGAATTGAACAAGATCTGTTTCAGTGTATCTTGGAAGAACTCTAATGCTTAATTTGTTACGTCTGATGTAACCTTTAAGCTCATCCATGTCCATGTCTTCTAACTCTTTGTCAAAAGGCATATCTGACTTCTCTTCCTCTTTTTTAGGCTCTTCTTTTGCTTCTTCTTCAGACTCTGGAACTTCATCATAGTATCCAGCAATCTCTTCTGCAATATCTAAGAACTCATCATATGAGAAGATCCCTAGCTTATGAGTCTCATCAAATCTCTTTAGTCCATCAATTGCTTGATTAAAGTTTTTGATAGTATATACATTCTCAAAAAGCTCATTTAATGGCTTCTGCTCCATCAACCACTCAAGATCTGAATCCTGTAATGCATCTGCACCTCCTCTGAAGTCTGGAGCTACTTGATAGTACTTGGAAGGATCTTTCTTTCCTGCCTCTGGATCTGAAGTGATAACTACCATCATTCCAGTATCTGGATCAGTAAAGATGTCTGTTTCAATTACATCTTCAACATCATCTTCTTCAGCAGATAATTCATTCATCTTGTTTACTACTGACACGGGAAGTTCAATTCTACCTAGCTCTGGATTTCCTTTAGATTTGTTTTCATACTGCTTTGCGTATGCTACCCACTTAGTTTTCCCTGTAATACCCGTCTTCCAATCTTTGATAGGAGATAAGTACTTCTTTCTCTCATCTTCGTCTTGAATATCAGCATAAGCAACTTTATGTGCAAATGAAATAAATTCATCAATGATGTCCTTCTTTGTTCCACCATGGACTTTTGAGTTTAGTAGTGCCATTCTCTTCAATTCTTCAACATCTTCACCATCTTTAGTGTACTTCACCATCACTTCCATGAAGTGTACAGTCTTTGCGTACATGTCTGATGATTCGTCAAAACCAAGCTTTTCAATTGTCTTTGGATGGATTCCAAATAATCTTAGGTAATTTTTACCTTTTTGTAATTTAAGGTAATTAGTCTTATTACCATTCGAAGAACTACTCTTTTTTACTTGAGTCTTTTCTTCATTTTTCTCAATTTGTGCTTTTCTTTTACTAGAACTTGCACCTTTAAACGCTGATCTATCAAAACCTGCCATAACTTATTTATTTATTGTTTATTAAAAGGCTTCGGGATTCATTCCCTTCTACCGTGATTTACTTTGTTGTATACTTTTTGTTGTGTGCTTTGATTAGGATACCATTGATCTTGTTGGTCACTAGTTCCTTATTGAAGTCTTCTGGAGTTAGATTCATCTTGTTGCTGATCATATCTAACCTCTTTGCTTTGTCCTTTATTGCCCAATATAGTGAGTCAATATAGTCAGCCTCTTTTCTCATTCGAATAACTCTCTTTCTTCTATTCTGAACAACTTCATCTAGAGTCACTGCATTCTCAACCTCCTTAACTGTAGGCCATTTAATCTTGTCCTTCTCAGTCCTTTTGAGTTGCTTTCTGTAGTACTCTGCTTGCTTTGCTTCATAGATATCACTATCTAGTTTAGCATCTGAATGAGCATTCTCTGCTTGAGCTTTCCAGATCCCTATCCTGTTTAGAAGGGATGATATTGTTATGATTTCTGCATAGACATTATTATAGTCTATCTGAGTGAGTGCTTCGATATCTACGTCTGTGTCGAAGTCTTGAAAGTGTAGTCTGAAGATTTTGTCTCCTCCTAGATCTACCGTTAATACATTCTCGTTTTCCATTCTTACAATCTTAATTCGTGTACAAATATATTATTAATTATGCCTCTATACCAAAACATCCAGTAGATTTTTTTAACTGAAAACCAACCTTTGGATTTCTTTTGCCGTAAACAAGGGCATTTAACTTGTTCTTTTTTGATGCCATATTGTAGATTGAAAAATTTGTTTTCCCAAAAATTTCTATCATTGCTTTTCTGTTGGCCATTGAAGAATCACAAAGCTCCTTGTACTGCTCTGCTCTATCTGTAAGCATAACGTTTGGTACATATATTTCGGCCATCTGCTTTCCTAATTCTTCATCCTTTTTGATCATTACTTTAGCTTTAGCAACTTCAACGGAATCTCCATCCATTATATACTTTGCTATCATTTCTCCTTCTTGTGCTGTCCAAACGTTTTTCATATCTCTTATTGTTATCTG